GTTGTGCTCTGTATAGTTTCCTTTGATTTTTCTATAGCAGAACTCGCTTTACTTTCATTTAGGGCGGATGAATTACTTGCAAGTTTTTCTACATTTTCCTTACCTAATAATTTAGTAAGAAAAGTATTATTTACTCCGCCGACTTTTTCTTCTTTTTTAGCGTCAGCATTAATTGGTGATGCAGCAGACTGTGTTGTTGGTGTAGATTGAGTAGCCGAAGCAGTTGGCGTTGGCTCGGGTGATGGAGTGACAGGCTGAGTTGGAGCAACTGTTACATTTACAGTAGTTCCAGTTTCTGGTTTGACTGGAGTCACCTCCTTTGGAACTTCTGGTTTTGCGGTAGTTACGGTGCCTGCCGTTGCCTCAACTGGAGTTGCACTTTCTTTTTCTGGATTTAAAGTCGAAGCCGCTTTGGGTTTTTCTCCCTTTTCTGCAGCATTGATCGGAGAAGCAGCTGGAGTAGGTTCAGTCGGCTTTGCTTCATTTACAGGTCCAGGAGGAGAAGTAGCTGGCGTACTCTTATTAAAGGCATTGTATTCATTAACCAAAAAACCAAGAGGTACAATATTATCACTTTGGGTATTTTCTAATCCTAGTGAGTTGAATGCATCTTCATCAAGGTCACCCGTAAAAGGTGGAGTAATGGCTAATGTTTTTTCACGAATCAGTTGAGCATCTGCTGCAAAAATATCATCTGGCGACTTTGCAATTAGCGCTTGAAGCTTTGCGTAATATTCATTTGCACCCCGATTTGATTTTAAGTCCTTAGTCGGTAATAAACTTCCGTTCCAGTCCTTAATTTTATTGCTAAGATCTACTAATCGAATTCCACTTCTATCAAAATCGATACCTGGACCAGTTGGGGTATATTGTGCATCAAATTTAGCTTTTTCTGCAGCATCTCCAGGAGTAGCCTTAATATAATCATCGACTAATTTACTTGCAGCTGAATATGCAACAGAGTAGGCATCGACGCGTGCCTTTGCCTCTGCTAATCTTTCTGCAGAATTCTTCGACCATGCATCTAAAAATTCACTGGATACTTTATATTTGTTGTCAGCCACCTTTGTTTCTTTTTGTTATTTATTTTAACTTTAAGCCTTCTGGTAGATTGACTTTAATTGGGTTGTTATACACAGCCGTCGTTTCTTGAGTAAGGACATCGTTCTTCTCGTCAATATCTTTTTTAAGAATATTTAAGAGTAATGAGTATTCCATGTATTCTAAATTATAGAGAGTGTCTAGGGATTGACCCAGCTTCACCGCTAACCGAGCATTAAGCTCAAATAAGTTCATCAAGTCCAGCTGAAATAATGAAAATATCTTTAACAGTGAAGCTTCCTCCCAAAAAAATGTGGCTCTCCGTCTGTGTTTTACATTTTTCGCAAACACTAGCAGCTTTATTAAGGCTTTGTTTTTCTAGAGAATCAGTAAATTTATGGATAACTACAAACTTGTTTTCTTTCCATTCAAGAGATGCAAATTTTAGTTCAGTGAGCATAGACATGTCGATCTTTCGCCATTCTCGAATTAAGTAAGGTCCATATGAATAAAAGGAGTCATCAATAGGGATTCCTTTTTCTTGTTCTTCTCTGCGTTTTTGTCTGAATTTTGCAGAGGTTCCAATATTTGGTAAAAAGATCTTAAATGTTTCTCCGAGTTTTTCAGAAACAATAACAAAACATTTTTCTTCTGGTGAATACCATTTCATAAGCTCTTCAGGAAATCTAAAACCTAATAAGTTCTTACTTGTAACTTGGGTCTGATTTACATGATTACATTGAGTATTTGAACACTTAATGTATGCCCATAGCTTATTCTCCTGATTTGGAAAAGTAAGTTCATATATTCTAAAAATAATATGGTACTTATCGATTTCAAGAAAATCATTAAAGTTAAGAGGCATAGCCTGACCTTTAATCTTAAATTTAGTACAGGCATTAAGTACAAAATTTATCTTTTCTCTGACATCAATAGGATCAGTTTCATCGATTGTTGACCAATGTCTAATTTCTTTGGTCTTTGCTGAACGAATAAGCAGTTCTGCTCCTTCTGGATAAAATAGTCCCTGAGAAGGAAGATTTTCCAAGTTTAATATTTTCCATGGAGACTCTTCGGCGGCAGAAAGTTCGACTAGATTTTGATGGCTTTGCGCTTTACCTAAGCTAGTTATCTTTTCAGGTTCCTTTTCAGTCTCAACAACAAGTTCGGCAGCTTTGTTGACTCCATACTTTTCATCTTGTTCATTGAGAAACCTTTCTGCTTCTTCTGGATCAATTTTTTGACTCATGTCTAATTATTTTTTTATCTTATATAAGCAAAAAAGCAACTGGTTCTTAGACTAGTTGCTTTTCAAATCAATTAAAAGTAAATATTTACGAATTTATAAATTGAGTGAATGACATTGCTCTATGTGATTCATAGATTCTCTCAATAGATTCAGGGTAAACTTCTTGTATTTCTAGAGTCTTGGGATTTTTAACCCAAACTTTCATGGTATTATTTGAATAATCTGGAACAATTTTGTGTAATTTACCAACTACCATTTTTCCATTTTCATGATCTAGCATAGAATTGACTGCAATACCTCTAATTCTATCCCCAGGCTTAAAATACATTTTAAGTTTAGAGATACTCATATCAAATTCTGAGAATCCAGGATCACCTTTAACTGACATATCAGTTAATGGAGCTTGACTTACTGAGATACCTGGAGTAAATTTACTTCTAGAAACAGTAAAGTTAAAGTCCCCTTTAGAGCCATAAAAAGGTAAGCCTCGAGTAAAATCTCCTCGAGAAACCATTGGTGAAATACTATTTTCGTTAACTTTCTTCATTACCAAGCTAAAGGCACTGCTGCTTTTTTGTACCCAATTACATTGTAATCAGTCTCAACTGCTTCTACTCCAAAGGCATCACAAAAAATAAATTTCTTCAAGTACACAGTAACCTCAGGATTTAGCGTAAAGTAAGTAAGTGGGAAAATAGGAGCATCATTATTTTTATTAGTGATTCCCCAGATTTTTACATGGGTTGCAGATACACTGCTTACATCCAAGAAACCAACTTTAAATATTGGACCCTTTGCGAATCCGTATTGTTGAATTTCTCCGATTTGCCAGTAGCCAAGGCTGGTTGGCGCTCCGGCTGGAACTCTTTTATCTGTACTAACAAAAGTTGGCTCATAATTAAGACCAGCTGATAATGTTATTAATTCAACTCCGCTATTTAGCATTTGTTTTTTATTTTTTTATACAGCCTTTCCATATATGATTAGAGCAGAAACTCTAATTTTATACAATAGGTTAGGATTGACTATCTTTATCTTATTTATTAAATCTTCGGCCTTATTTGACTTTGGATTAGTAAAGATTGTAAAAAAGTCGTATAATGGATATTCTGCTGAAATTAAGTCGGCATTTTCCATTACTAGTTTCACGGATTTATCAACAAGTTGAATTTCTTCTCCGTCTGTGTTATTGGTAGGATAAATGATCCTGAGCATCAAACCCCTAACATAAAGTTTTTCGCTCTCTAGAGTTTGACTTGGCGATGCAGCAAATATTTGATTATCAAATAGAACTATTTCACCGCCATCAATATCTACATTTAATCCAGTACACTGATAACCGTCTACTGGAAATGCAAAATCTCCTATACAAAATTCACCATGTGTAGATTTACCCTCTACTACTCTAAAGCAGTTATCTCCGAATATTTGAAGTAGCGGTTGGTCTTCATATCCTCCACAGCATGCACAAACTTCGTTTAAATTAGGAATCATTTTCCTTGGATTTTTTTCATTTTTTCGCTCATTTCAGAGCGTCTTTCAATTTTTGGAAAAGCTCCTCCGACTGATGGTTCGATTGGAGCAGACGGCTTTACTTCTTCCACTGGTCCTCCATTGATTACTTCGGTAACTGGTAACTCTTCTTCAATTAATACTTTTTCCTCAACCTGTTTAGTTGATTTAATATTATCTATTTCGCCGTACTTAATAAAAAAGTGCAAACACGTAAGCGAAATTAAAGGAAGTAAGCCTCCTTCTAACATGGCTAACCATCTTCTTTGTGCAATAGTATCAGTAATATCACTACCGATCATTTCAAAAACTGGACCAGTTAATTCTGACCAATTTTTAAATGAAGTTGAGGTAATATCTATTTCAGAATAACAAAAGAAGATATTTCCAATAAACTGGATAAGTGTTACAATAATGAACACGAACCATACAGAAAATCCTTTTACTTTAACTGAGGCTGCGGCAATAGCTGACATTGCAGCAATTTCTACTGCAACTGAAAGATATACTGCCCAGCTAATTGGGTTGGCTAAATCATACCAGCTAACTACGTGAGAAATAGAAATAGTTGCAACTGATAAAATAGGAATGAGGAACATTGCACGAATGATCCCCTCCTTGCTTCTCTTAATCCACTCGATCATTATTTTCCTTCTAATTTTTTCAACTCCTGGTCAATTTCAGATTGCCTGTTTACATCTAGGATGCGACGATCAGTTGACTGGATCATTCTTTTTTCAACTTTTAGCCCTTCAATCTGAAGATCAGTTTTAGTTAAAGTTGAAGTCTTAAGAGTATTGATTTCAGCAGTAAGCGAATCTACGTTAGCTGACAGAGTGTCAATACGTTTGTTTACAGTCTTATTTGGATTGCTGCAAGTATTTACAAAGATTGTAAGTAATAAGATTAATACAATTTTTGTCCAGTGCTTAGTTAAAAATTCTTCAAAACGTTTCATAGTATTTGATTTTTATTATTTATTTGGTTTTTAATGGATTATTAGATTAAAACTAATACTAGAGCTGCAATAGAGGCTCCGATAGCAAGAAAGTAGCTGATTCCATAAATAAAACTGCCACGTCTGTATTTTTTAAAGTCATATCTTACTTGAAGGATATATCCATAATACGTCTCTGTCTGAATACGATCGTAATCGACTTTAACAAAGTCGAGAATACCTTCTTTTGTTAGAAAATCTGTGTATTTTCTCATTTTTTCGCCAATCATCTTAAGTTCGGCAGGTTCAGTTGACGTTTCAGAATAAAGCAAAAGTTCAGGATTCAAATTTATTCCAAGATATAGGTTGGCATTCGAATCTAATGAGAAACCAATTGCCTCTAACTTGCCTTCGCGCTGAAGCTCAAAGATAATTTTTTGGTATTTATAGAAATTTGCTAGGTCTTCAATTGAAGCTTTGAGATTCTTAAATACTCTAATTGGATTAATTTTATCAAACATCATATTAACATTCTTATTTTTTCTTCTAGGTCTGGATTTTCTTTAATTACTGCATCTCGAATATCGATTCTTATTTTTCGAAGTTTGGTTTTTACAGTGTTCTCGTTCATTTCATAATCAGTCGCAATCTGTTTTACCTTTTTGTTTTTTATCATCTTATCGATTGCAATATTCTTCATCGTCTCATCATCAATATTAAATATCTCGTGTACTGTTTTTGCATAGAGCTCTTCAATATCCAGGTGATAGCTTTTATTATCTTCAAAATCATCTGGTCGATCGACCTTTGGATAAAGATCATCTATATCAAGGTGATTGTGTTTTTTCTTGTGATAAAGATAATATAGAGTCTCGTTACGGGCAATTGTATAAATCCATGTAGTAAATCTACCTTTTTCAAAATTGAATTGAGCAACATTTTTAAATATACGTTTTAGAGCATATTGTAAAGCCTCTTCTGTATCAAATTCATTTTTACAGAATTTCCAGATATAAAACTTTAATTTTGGATAGATGAGTTGTGCTAATTCGTTTCTTTCAGGCTCAGTTATTTCGCCAGTTAATAGTTTTTCTGATATTTCCTGAATGCGTAAGTTGATTTTACCATTTATTTCTTCGTATCCCATATGTTAGTTAGTTGCTTTTCTCTTTTTTTTCTTATTAAGATCTTTGATGATGTCTACACAGCTTTGACATTTCTCATATTCCTCAGCTGCTTCGTAAAAAGAGATAGCGTTTTCTAGACCACTAACAAATTTACTTCTAGAAAGGTTTATTGAATACTCAATGTTGTTTAAGGTAATCGTTACGACTTTAATTTCTTCAATTGTAGAATCTTTGTAATTCTTTTGAATTGCATCTAGCACATTGTCGTAGATCAAGATTCGATGCTGGTTGAAGACTTCGTCTAACGTAATATCTCCATTGAATTTTAAAGATTGCATAACTGATTGATTTTTTTCGGCTCTATATAATAATACTAAGAAAATGTTAAGAATTAAAAAATCTATTCTTTATTTTTCTCATTTGTTCAAGAGATTCTAAATCAAATACATTGACCGCAGTCGGTTTAGTGTTAGGAACGGAAGTGTCCTGTATCGTATTTAGTCTCTTCAACTCTTCAAAATTATACAAACTCTTCGTGTTATTTTCACGATATATGCTAAATATTTTCTCCTCGATCTCTTTTCTGTATGTAGGAGGCATATTTTCATAAGTGTCTACTCCTAGATCCCAGAACTGTGGAGAATCAAAGAATGGAGCCAGGTTAACTGATGTCATGGCAAGATCATCATTTCCATTTTGACCGCGGTACGACCCGCCTTTGGTTTTTCCAAATGACATTAACTCCATAAAAGTTAAGTAATCAGTTGGAATAATTTTATTCATAGTAATGAGGTATTTGAACCGTTCGCAATATTTAATCTTATTCGTTGGCCCAAGTCTTAATCCTAGCTTTGCTTGTACTGCCATTTCAGTGTGTTTGCTATGTACAAATTGTCCAGTCCAATAATTAGAATTATCTGAGAATCTAGAGTGAACTATTTCTCCTTTATGATTCATCTCAAGAACAATGCGAACTTTATCTGGATTAAAAATTTTGTAAGTAATGAATTCTGCTGCAGCTGCAAATTGAGTAACGTCTAACTTGTTAGTTCGGAACACTCCTACTTGTACAAGCGAAATAGTGTCTAACTCGTTTCTGACTGCATCTTTTTTCTTAAGTAATTCAGAAACTGGCATCGCCACTACTTTGTAAATATTTAAAACTGAATAGTCTCCTCCTACTCCATCTGCAGTATCAATAGTAAACACATAATTTGCTGGATCATTTTTCCAATCGTCGATTTCTCGAGTTACGTATTTTGGATGAAATAGCAGATAGTCATTAATATATGCACGATCTTCATTGAGTGGAAGTCGCGAATTTAAGTATTCAACTTTAATATTGTTTAATCGCTTAAGTTCAGTTGATCCTAATAGGAGTTCATCAGAAGAGAAGAATTGCAGTCCATATTCCTGGTTAAAATCTTCAATTCCTCCAATATCTGCAATCGCTTGTTGTTTCCACTCTTCACCACGACCAGCAACCTGCCACCAATCCACACGAAGTGGAACATAACTGCTTCTGCCCTCAATCGCATCTACCCAAATATCGTAAAACTTGTTTTTACCATTTGGTGTGGACGTAATAATCGATTTTGCATTAGGATCAGCCGTGATAGTAGGGAATATTGCTCGATAAAATTCATCTAATTTTGCCTGGTCGATATGCGCAAACTCATCAATGTATAATAAGTTTACAGTAAGACCGATACCTGATTTTTTAGTAGTAGTTCGACCAACAATACGACTATCATTATCAAATTTAATATTTCCAGTATTTATGTGCTTGATTCCAGGCTTCATAAAAAATGGAAGGTTATCTAATGAAATTCTAAACTTATCTAATAATTCTCGAGTAGTTGTAAAGTTATCGGCGACAACTAGCGCAGTTTTTTCAGCATGGAAAAGCAAGAACCACAGGATAAAAATAGCAGAGGTCACGGATTTACCAGTTTGACGACTTGCCATTAGGATATTCATTTTATTATTCTTAAATGCGAGAAGAATTTGTTCTTGAAAATCACGTAACCCGCCAGCTTCTTTAATTAACTTAACACCGTCTCCAGTTTGAATATAACAATAATTATATGCAAAATAGATAATATCTTCTTTACACTTTGAAAGCTCTTTCCATTCGTCTGGTGTATATTCAAACGGCAGATTTGCACGTTTTAAGTTAATATCATTGTCCTTAAATGGAGAATTATGTAGACCCTTAATATCTAGACCATTATCGATTTCATCAAGAATCTTATTGATGCGAATGGTGGTCCATATCGAGGTGTTTGTATCATCATCGTCTCCTCCTATCCTAGAAATCTTACGAGACGTGAATGCGCCACTATTTGACATTATATCTCTCATACGTACTTTAAATTATCCCAGTGAGATCGATAAAATCGTCTGAATCATCAGATTCGATTTCAATGTTTTTTTCTCGCATAAGTTCATGCTTGTTACTTGGATTAACGAGAGTACCAGATGTTTTACCACTAGGGCGTTCTAGGGAAGATGCTGGTAAACTTTTCGTAAGGTTTTTAGTTCCTACTGTAATAAAAAATTGTCCCTCTTCTGGACTCGAACCTATCTTCTGATCGTCCTCATTTACTGGCTTATCTCGATTTAATTTTTGATAAGTATCTTCTAAAAAGATAATATAGTTTGCCTGCATTTTAGTAATTGCCGCCATCTTATCTTGTAACTGTCCCATCACTTCAATTAAACGGGGATGAGTATTACCTGAGGTAATTTCTTCCATTACCTTAATAATTGTTATCTTTAATGTTTTTAACTGGAAAAAGAAGTTGGAAATGTTAATTGTATCTAATTCCTTTTTATGTTTTGCATAATCGTTTTCTTCAAAGATTCCAATATCTACGAAATTCTTAAAAAGAGAATCTGTTATTTCTCTAGCTTTTAGAGTAAATTGACTGCTCATTGCTTCGAAATCATAAGGGCTCTCTGCCTTAGTTTCATTTGAGATTTCAGTATCAATTACTAAATCGTTTTGATTGTTCTCAGAACCAATGGATCCTAGCAAAGCCTGAATCTCGTCTTTTAAATGGCGACGGCTTTCTTTACTCATTTTTTGGTTTTGATCTGCCATATAATTATTTTATTTTCTCTTCATACTTGTCCACTGCAGGATTTGCGTGGATCTTAATTTGTTTTACTGCCTCTACCCACTCATAGACGATCTTTTCAATCTGTGAAATATAAGTAGTAAGAGTCTCATTTACACCAAACATCTGTGAAGAGAGGGTTCTTTTTAGGATCTGACCTTTATACTCAAAACCTACGTGTTTTCTTTTTTCTCGACGCTGAAGTACAGGTCGAAATATGCTTCCTTTTACCATTTTATTTTACATTTTTGGTCTTGGCATAATTGCCTTGATCTGGATATTTACTGCACCTAAGGACTCTTCTGAAATTCCAGTAGCATATACGTTTCCGTAACGATCACTGAATCCTCCTCTAATTAGAGGAAGCTCGTTTGCTAGAGTCACAATATCGTTAAATTCATCAAGTCCAACATCTGCCGCATTTGGGTTTGCAATTTTTGCAAGTTCATTCTTTTGTGAAATAATATTAACTGACACTGAGTCTACTCCATTTACACTCTCAATAATTTTGATTAAGTCGCTCTTTGGAATTCGACTTCTTCTTGTGTTTTCAATGAAGAACGTTCCTAATGCATTAAGAATATCGCGCTTAATAATTTCAGTGTCAACATCATCAAAAACAATAACTGAAGTATTAATTACATAGTTAGATGGAACAGGATCAATAATTATAATATCTGTTGAAATTAATTTAGATCCGGATTTTTCAATAAATCTTAGTAATTCTTGTTTTTGGTAATCGCTTAAAATAAAACGATCAATATTTGCATTAAAATAATCTTGGCCAGTATTGAAAGTTTTTCTGATATCTGGAATCAAGAATAAATTTAAGATACGATTGTCTAGTTCATCTAAGTAAACGTTGATTACTGAAAATAATTTAAGTTTTCTCAATAAGATCTCGTAATGGTCTGCATTAACTAGAGCAAAGCTCTTTGACATGCGAGGAGCAATAAGACGAGTTAAGTTAGAATCTTCTGGATTTGAACCAAAGAAGGGAGGATGTGTGGTAACTGCATCAATAAATTGATTAAGATCAATTTCATCACCTAGGATACTAAAACCAGTATCAATAAATTCAAATTGAACTTTCGATGGGTCATTAGTTCTAATATTTCCATTAGCGCCTTCAGTTACTAAGTATTCAACAGTAACGTCAGCTCCATATCCAGGTACTTTGCCATAGTTGTTGTTACCAAAGTATAAATCTATTCCAGTAGTAACTCCAGTTTTTATCATGTATGCACGTTCTCCACGAGGCATATCTAGGATTGAATCATATTTGGTCCATTTTTCTCCATTCACATAAACGTTTACGTAGAAGTTATCTACATAGAAGTTTTGTGGACTGCCGATTGAAAAACTGTCAGTTGGAACGCCCTTTGCAGAAACAGTTTGGGTCTCAACAATTCCTTGACGAATCTGTAATTTTAAACCATTGTCCTTTCCGCTAAATGAAAATCTAACTTCGTCTTGTGGAAGATCTAAAATATAAGTTAGTCCATTATTTAAACAACGTAATCGAGTTAAGTTTGGAATAATTACAAAATCATATTCAGCATCAATCGCTGCAGCATTAGTTACTAGTTTTACTTCGCCAACTGCAGAAACTGCTCGACTAGGATTATGTCCAGATAAACTCGCTAGTGAATAAACTGAAGTTAATCGAGTTGCTTCATTAATATTGAGTTCAGTAATTGAGTCCTCGATATAGTAAAAAACCAATTGAGTTAAATTTTCAACAACTAATAATAACTGCCCAAATGGTGAGGCTGCAGTAAATACTACTCTGTTTTGGTCGAACTTACTCGTTAAGTAATTGATCGACTGACTTAAAATGTCCTCGATATAAACACTAAGTCGTTTAAATACCTTAAAATTTTCAGTTGCACTAGCCATTTAGTATAATTTCTTTAGATTATTTATATTCGGAAAACTTTTTTTACCCGTTTCTATATAATACTACGGATAGATAATTTAGATCTATTAATATGGGCACGACCGGTTTTGACAGGCAGGTAAGTTCTTTGAGATGATGCAGGCAGGGTTAGATGGAAACCCTTGAACACCTATCAAACCACAAATGACGAAAAGTCAACTTTTACTTTCGAAGACGCAATGTCTTTCGTAAGCGGTGAAGTAGCAGTAGCTGCCTAACAAATGGTGCGGCAACTGCCCATTTAAAAGAAAGTTGCAAACTGGTGAAATTCGGTCTAATAACTGGAGAGTAAACCTGACTGAGCGGTTAAGTCATTAAAAGAAACGCACACCCATTGGTGGTCAGCTGACGATGGTGAAGAACCAGTTGAATATTTTGTCCCTTTAGAAAAATGGACTAAGCCTGTGAAAGAGTCAATTTGACAACTGTTTGGAC